CGCGTGTTTTTTTTTTTTTCACCACGACTTGATGAAGACTCAAAGAGACACAAGTAAACTTACATAAAGAAATGCTGAGGCTCCTCGAATAAATCGCGAAAACTCTGCTCAGTGGAAGCTATCTGCGCCAAAGCACGCACTACAACCATACAATCCGAAAACGAATATTTCGGATACCTTTCAGATGTTGCCAAGGCCAAACTCTCGAACACTGATTCGTCATCATAATGGCGCATTGTGTCCTTAAACGAAATCCATCGTTCACCAAGAAAAGTTTTCCCATCCACCACAATTTGTGCTTCACCCAGTTTCAACATTGTCTTAATGGGATCGGCAACAAAGATCACCCCATCAGGCGAATCCAAGATAAAATATGAACAAAAGTACCTTGTGGTAGCTTGGCTAACCATCTTAACTTGCAAATTATAAACACGAGCCACACGCTCAGTAAGATTTTGCAGTTGCCGCATCGGACGCCGAGTAACTCCATAAGAGTCATCGCCGAGAACCAAAAGAAACTTAAAACCATCCGGCCAAACATCATAGGCAGCAGGAAAAGATGTAGCTGTGACTATAGAATTCCCAAGAGCTGTGGGAGCTGTACCAGTACTACGCTGCCATATCTTCATAAATTTGATACCAGACTCATACGACTTCACCACTGTACGCTCTTGATCAGCCAACCACTCCTCAACAAAACGCCAACTCAATCCAAATCTTTTATACAATTCATTTTCAATCTCTATCTTACGAAAATTAGCATTTTTATCGAATTTTTCATAATCCGCTTCCAAAGAATCTCCACAAACAAAATCTGCAGACGATCCAATATCTCCAATAGGATTTAAGGAGGCCACAAATTCTGTGCTAGGATCCACAGACAAAGAAAGGTGTTCACGAACAAATTCTTCCAAATCTTTCGGCGATTTACGCATATACAATGCGACAGAAGGTTTCAAACAAGAGATCATCCTATCACGGACTTTCAGAAACGCTGGACTAACTAAAGCATTAAGCTCTTTCGAGTGATAAGCGATTGTTGCCATTACTGCAAACTTATCGCGCGATTCAGCAATAGGACGAGTTTTCTTCTTCAGCTTACCCATAAATTTCAAGCGCGTGAAGTCCTTCCCGTAATAATTCAAGTCCATCGATTGCAAAGCTTTCAATGCTGGTGTATCTAAACGAGAGGCCCATTTCTCACAATCTTCAACTGTAACTTCAATGGGCTCGAACTTCTTCTCACGAGTACCTTCCACACAGTACATATCCACAAAACCCTCGACAGCTTTCCGAACAAGAGTCGCGTAATCTTGAGGATCCTCCAACATGGCAGTGTCTGCATTTCTCTTCTTAATCGCCATTAAAGAATGCGCGAGAGTATTTGTCGCAACACCAACTGTATCAACAAGGACCTTAGACAATGCCGCCCTAAAGTTCTTCGGAACATCTGTCGTTTTTGTAGGTAACTGCAACATAG